CCTTGGTCCTGGCTTGTCGATTGGAATCTCCGAATTGGAGACACCATACGCGCTAAGGAAATCAACGCGAACGACAGGCTGGTGATGCACTATGGATATGCCATGGAAACCACGGTCTATGAGACCAAGGTTGACTGGCAATCCACTGGAAGTACCGCCACGACGAACACTTATATCAATAGGCCAACCTTTGGTCTATTGAGGAGTGAGACGACGTACAAGCGGCGACTTCGTGCAAACCCATACGGGTTTCGAGTTGGCGGTGTTGGAAGCCTTACAGGCGGACAAGCCGGCATTCTCAGCGCATTGGGACTCACAAAGTTCCGATGAACATCTAAACGCCTGCAGATGTAAAACTCAGGTGCTTCACATCCATTCAATCCACACTGGAGGGCTTCCATGCTCGCTGATCCTCAGTCCGTCACCGTTGGTGGCACTGCCATTTCTCTTCCCCGCACTGGGGCAGATAAGGGTAGCGCCGACTATACGTCCGCTGATAACAACTCGCAGCTGCGAGTTGCTCAGTCGACCAACTCTTCCACTCGTCGCACCACGATCTCGCTCAAAACGAACAAGATCGCGGCTGATCCGATCTCCGCTGTGAACTCTCGAAAGAGTTCGCTTTGGACGATCACCAACACGGCTCCAATTGACGGTTTTACCGCAATTGAGCTCCGTGATCAGCTCATTGGCCTGGCCAATGCGCTGACTGCAACGACTGGTGCCCTTACGTCGAAGATTCTTGCTGGAGAGAAGTAACCATGACAGAACTTGTTCTGATCTTTGGTGTTCTCTTCATCAGTATCTTCGTCTCGTTGTCGATTGCTGCTTTCGCGGCAATCGCCAATCGCAAGGGTTCTGTGAACTGAGGATACACGTGAGTTAGCGAAGCTGGACTCGACCCTCGAAAGGGGCAAGATGAAAAGCCTGTTAACTCTCCACACCTCTGTCCTAGTAAACCTAGGACATCTCTGCTCGATCGACATCGCTCGTGACATTGAAAATGTCACGCGTAGATGCAAAGATGAGGGTGAATCGTATCTCACGATCACTCTCCCAAAGCTTGGAAAAGCCCTTGAAAAGGGGCTGGACCAGGGACTTTGGCCGGCTCAAGATGTGAATTCCCTCTGGGATCACATCCGAGGTCTCCCCGCTTTCATGCGAGGGTTCCTCAGCCAGATCTTCGATGCAAAGACAGGTTTGCTGCTGGAGCGACCAGATACTGACTGTATCTGGGCAGTGAGACAGTTTTGCTATCTCACTCACAAAGTCGAACGCGACTGCTCTCCCGAGAGGGAGAAAGCCGCATTCGATCAGTTCGTCTCCACCGACGAGTCGCTGAGAGGTCTTCCGGGTCGAATAGACCCTGAAAGGTTGGAATCTTTCAAGAAGACCTCACGGCGTCTGTTTGGTCGGATATTCCAAGAATGCGATCGCAAGATCGCTACTTGGGATCTCGTTCCCAAACATGGTCCTGGTGCTGTAGCTGAGCATCTCTCCCAAAAGGAGAGGCGTCAGTACTCTGAATGGTCTGAACGGCTTGAAACCGTCTTCCCATTCTGGAGGTATACAGCCAATTCGGTTTACACCGAATCCGGGCCACTCGTACCTGTGTCTGAAGAACGACCCGTCAGGGTCGTCTCAGTGCCTAAAACCCAGTCGACACCTCGTATTATCGCGATCGAGCCCTCGTATATGCAGTACGCACAACAAGGACTCAAACGTGAACTCTACGAACTCATCGGCCGGGGACCGCTTTCCCGGGTATTGGGATTCCAGGACCAGACTCGTAACAGAGATCTCGCCTTGGTATCCTCCCACACGGGCCACTTGGCTACCATTGAC